CCCTCTATCGCATCGGCAACGAATCCAATGGAGTTGATGGCTGATTCGACACCGTTGATTATTTCGTTTTTAAATCCTCCAGCTTCCACGGAAGCCTCTCTGATGTAATCGGCAACCGCTTGGATATAGGGGGCCAGTTCAACGGTTAATACTCTGCCAACCCCAGCAAATGACGCCTGTGCTCTCGTTATCGCATCGTTAGCCGCTTCCACTTTCGCGGCATCGATACGCCCAAACGAAAGCCCCAGCTTTTCCGCTTCCTCCCTTGCAGCATCGAGACCTTCGCTCCCTAGCTCAAGCGTATTCACCAAATCCTGATTCGCCCTTGAAAACAGGTCCGATGCAATCGCGTTTTTTTCCGACTGTGTTTCGACTCCTTTCATCTCGTCTGCAATGACGCGCATCTGTTCGCCCGGCTTAAGATCGATAATGTCATTAATATCAATCCCAAGGGCCTCCAAAGATGCGCCCGCTTCCCCGCTTCCCTGCTTGGCTTCGCCGAGCCGCTTGGACATGACATTAAGGGCGGCGTTCATTTTGTCCGACCCCGCGCCGGTCAATTCAGCGGCATGTCTCAGCCCAACTATTTCTTCGGTGGACTCTCCAATGCGGTCTGCGAGTTTTGCCGTTGAGTCGATAGCCTCCAGTTGTTTTGATACCAGCAGACCTACGCCTGCTGACCCGGCAAGAACGCCAATGGCCGATTTCAGGTTGAAAACGCTTTTAACAGCGGTATTCATCCCTCCCCGGAAATCACCCATCCCTTTTTTAGCGCTGGAGGAAAATTTGCGCGTCTGTTTATCCGCACCACGCAGACCGCGAGTCAACCCGGTACTATCCGCGCCGATAATGACGTTAAGATTTGCGAGTGTGGCCATTCACGGTGCCTCCGAGGGCGGTGGTGATACTGCGAAGTATTTTTTTCTGCTCTTGCCAGGTCTGCCTTACTTGGCGGTCATAGCGAAGGGTGAAGTCATCCAGCGTGTAAGCTTTGCGATGTTTGGAGCGCTTCACGTTGGCTATGGTTGAGGCGACCAAAGCGGCCGGACGGTCTTCCGCCTCCCTGCCGAATGGCTCAAGACGGAAGAACGCCATCCACTCAGCAAACTCTCGGGAGTCGATTTCCCTCTGAGCCTGCCGAATGGACATTCCTAAGTGTCCGGCGAGTCGGAACCAGAATCGTCGCTCGGGCCGCCTTCGGATTCCCCCACTAGAGAATCAACATCCTCTTTTGTAAGCTCGTTGAGTTTCGCGGCCTCTGCGAATACGCGGTCCATTGCGCGGGATGATTTATTACCTAGCGCCGTCACCTGCTTTGCGGTGAACAGCATCGCGCCTTTTTCATTGCACGCCGTAGCGGCAATCAAGCGGGCGCGGAGGTTCTTCATGCGGGCTTCTGCGGAATCGCCGGAAAGCATGGATTGCGCTTCCCATTGATCGCGGGCGAAGCCGGACATGACACGGACAAAGACATGCCCGCCCCACTCCGGCACTTCTACCAGCTTCTTTACGATGTCATCCGCGCCAAGGATGTCTTCGGCTGTGAGTTCCTTACTCATCAGACAGCCGCCGTGAAGGTGGGTTTGCCGGATACCTTGATTGTCACGGATTCGGAGATGCGCTCATCGTTGGACAGTTCAGACGGGGCTATTCCCGTTACCAGTCCCGACACGTCCCACTGCGCTCCATCGGGGTACACGACCTGATAGTTGACGACAGTATCAGCGTCGAAATCGCCACGGATATCCGACTGACCAGTTCCGGCATCCACATAGGCCATCGTGAATGTGACCTCTCCCCCGTCCCTCATGCCGCCGCCGAATTCGTTGTACTGGTCGGGGCTGTTGAGGTGCGTTTTGTCGAACGTCTCCCGGCTCAACTGCGGCGGGGTAATAGTGATTGTTTCGGCAATGGTGGTGAAAGATTCAGGGGACGCTCCGTCTCCCCGTTTGAACGTAGAGCCATAACCTTTAATTGCGTCACTCATGTCTTTTCTCCAGGCGTAAAAAAACCCGCTCTAGGCGGGTTTGTTGGTGAGTGGTTTGGGTCACTCGGTATAGGTGATCTCGTAGTCCTGTGATATTCGGTAGATGTCCAGCCCGTTTTCGTAAGTCTCTTCCCAATTGACGAGCATGGAGACTTGTATCTGTGCCGTGTCCGCCGCTCCCTGATAGCCGTCAAGCGCGGTCCTGATGGCTGAAGCTAACTGCTCGCATCCGCTGAAACTTTCCGCCCATGCGTCTACCTGAAGCCGCCACTCTTTGGGAGCGGATAGCCCATTAGATAGCTCCAGCGAGTTAGCGGTGATGACCTGATAGGTGGCTGCCGGGTAGGTGGCATTCTGCGGCAAATGTACGGGATACAGGCGAGTGCCTACCGTGCCGCTAATCTGACTCAGCAGGTAGGTTCTGAATTCTGTGTGCATTATTTCTGCTTCGCCACTTCTTTCTCTATCAGGAATTTTGCCCGCTGCCGATAGAGGTTAATAACCTGCGCCTCATTGTTGTCGAGGGCCGGACGAAGCCATGGTTTCGCAGGGTAGTGGATGCCGTTTCGGGTGAATCCTTTCTCCCACATGCCGAGATAGAAACCGTCAGAATGCAGGTAGACCATCACGGCTTGATCGAGGTTCAACATATTGCGCTCTGACTTTTTCAGATTGCGCTTTTTGATGTTCTTGCGGCCTTTGCCGGTGCGCCTGCCGACTTCCCTGTCCGCGTTGGTTCTGGCGTCTTTCACTACCGGCTGCGCTGCCTGATTCAATGCGCGGGCTAACAGGTTTCTGGCCTTGCGCGAATCAAGCCGCTTGATGGCGTCGCTGATGTCTTCCGTGCCAGTCACTTTATAGCTGATAGTCACGGCGCAATCTCCCGGCACATCAAATGGATTTCTTTCCCGCGCTCTTTGATTCGCATCGGCGGGCTGACAATCTCCAGCGTGCGCCCGTCATGGCTAATTCTGTCTCTTGCCGTAAGCGCCTCCGTGGTGCTGTCGTGGCGCACTCTGACCCTAAGCGATACCTCTGCGGTCATCTGTTGCGCGTCGAAGTATTCACGGCCTGTCAGTGGCTCTACGGCTGCCCAACGGGTCGCGTGCGTGGTCCACGATTCAACCTCTTCGCCATAGTCGTTTTGCGTCACGGTGTAGCGTTGGATAGTGACTCTGTGGCGTAGGCGTCCGGCTCTCATGCGTTTTCAATCCTCCCGAACCAGCTAGCCGAAACCTTGGCCGCCTTGTTGGTGGTCTGCGTTGCGCCTACGATAGAACCCTCTGAAAATGGCCCGAGCCCTGGAAAATTCGCCGCTATCGCTCCGTTTTGTACGGATACCGTGGCGAATGGAATAAGAATAAGCGGGTCAATGTATTGGTTTGTATCAAGCTCCGATGCAACCAGCCTGACTGTTGAACGGGCGTCTGCCGTGGCGCTCGATGAACTTGCTACAGCGCCATCGATGAAAAGTTGTTTACCCGCTGGCACTCTTCGAAAGGATGACGAGCATCGCGTGTCCGTCGCTGCGATCTGGCTGTAGGTATCACCGCTATAGGTTGCCGTGATGTCTCCATCTGCGAATGCGTTAGCACCCACATCATGGGCGTGCATACACTGTATCCATCGGATATCGGTGGCCGTGGTCAGGACTGCCGTTGTTCCTGATAGCAGGATGGTTTCCGTTGCCGGATCTAAATTCCCGTCCAGATAATGCAGTTCCAGTTCACGGATATGTGTTCCAGCCGCGTCATCATTTGCAGAGGTGGACTGGATGGACATTTGCACGCCAGCCGATGGCGGGATTTTGATTTCTCCATTCGGCCAAACTGGATAATTGGTTTCCGCTACCTCTACCAGTCTCTCGCCAAACGATCCGAACGGTTCGGCTCCAGGGTATAACCCTCTTGATATGCTGATGGGCTGCTTCCGTAGAAAGTCGGCTACATTCAGCAGTACGTTATCTTCTCCGATTACGTTGCCGCTTAACGGAGACCGCTTGTTAACGTCAAACTGAATCATCGGATATAAATCCTGCGATGCGCTGCCAGCAGAGATTTAACGGCTAGTGGAAGTTCCGTGGCGATGGTCCCTACGATTACCGATTCCCTGTTCTCATACAGATTGCCAAGGGTAAGTTTGATCGCCGCCTTGATTGATTCCGGCACATTGGCGGCATAATCGGGCGGGCTTGCTCCATCATCCGGCCACCCAGCCGTATACGTGATAATGACGGCCTGCCGCTGAGCGCGAACGTTCGGCCAATCAGAATCAGGGTCTCGGATAAGCCTCCCCTCTTCCGCGTAGGTGTCAGCAGAATAGTTTGATGCGTCCCACGTTTGCGTTACCCCATCTCTATCAACGTATTCAACAGAATCGATGCTAATGAGCTTTGAGCGCGGCAGCGTAATCGTGTCACCTGCCGGGAGATAATCAAGGGTTAAACGCAACTGTCGCTGAACCGTTACATAACCGATGTAATCCTCTACCCATTCGCGGGCGGCTATGATTTGCGCCTGTATCAGCGTGTCTTCGTCGTCATGGTCTACGCGAAGATGTGACTTCGCCTCCGCCAGCGATACCGGCTCGACGC